CCGTACACGCTCCGAGTTCGTGTCAGCCCTTGTCACTAGCCTGCTTGTCAACGGCAATGCGTACCTGCTGGCAGGTCGTCGTGACGCTCTCGGCTTCCCACAAAACGTGGTGCTGCTAGACCCAGAAGCCGTAACCGTGACTGTACGTGGCGGCACGATCAACTACGCAACAGCACGTGGCCCGCTCAACCCAGAAGACGTGCTGCACATCCGTAACCGCACCCTGCCAGGCCATGTAGTCGGCCTAGGCCCGCTGGACTTCAACCGCCAGGCCATTGCGCACACGCTCGCCAGCGACCAATACAGCGCCAACATGTTTACGACAGGTGCGCTGCCAGATGGCGTGTTGCACACTGACGCCGAAATCACGGCCGAGCAGGCCAACGACCTTAAGCAAGCTTGGATTGCAGGCAACGGTGGCCGCCAGCGTGGCCCGGCTGTGCTCGCATCTGGCGTCAAGTATCAGCCGCTGGAGTTCTCTAGCACTGACCTAGAGCTTGTCGAGAGCCGCAAATACAACGCACTGGTCCTTTGCACCTTGTTCGGTGTGCCGCCACATCTCGTGGGCGTACCTAGCCAAGATACGAAAAGCTATAGCTCGCTTGTGATGGATAGTGAGTCGTTCGTCCGCTACACGCTCCGTCCGCTGGCAATCAAGATAGAAGAGGCAATGTCAACGCTGCTGCCACGTGGCCAGCGGGCTGTGTTCAACTTTGACGCAGTGCTGCGAGCAGACACGAAGACACGCTACGAAGCGCACGCCATCGGCCTACAGGCAGGGTTCTTGACCGTAGACGAAGTGCGAGAGCTGGAAGGGCTGTGATGAAAGACCTAGAAACACGCACGGTCGCCTGGCAAGGCGTAGAGATCCGCACCGACGAAGACGGGTTTAGGCACCTAGATGGCGTCGTGGTCCCGTGGGCGGGCCGTTACACGCTGCCGAACGGCTCTGTAGAGAGTTTCGAGCGTGGCGCTTTCACAAAGACGCTGCAGGAACGTGGCAAGACCATTCCGCTGTACCAGCAGCACGAAAGCCGCAGCACCCTGCCAGTAGGTCAGGCAGTCGAGTGGCGCAACGAACCAGACGGTTTGCACGCCACGTTTAAGATGGCCCGCACCCGTGATGCAGAAGACGTACTGAGCCTGGCGCAAGACGGCATGGTTACTGGCCTGAGCGTCGGGTTTATCCCAGTGCGGTCACGCACAGAGACACGTGGCAACGAACAGCACATCGTGCGGCTAGAAGCCCGCCTAGACCACGTCGGGTTCGTGGCGCAGCCTGCCTACGACGATGCACGGGTGCTAGCGGTCAGGAACTTTGACCCAGACGACGAACAGCAAGCGCCTGCGCTGGCCCGCTGGCGTGGTATCTGGATCTCATGACTATGAAGTCAGAGCAGCTGACCGTAGGCCTGACAGCCGTTCGCATCCTGCAAACGGGCACCACAAACAAGTGGATTTACTTTCACGACGACTCAAGCCACCCCGTTTACCTGGGCGGCTCTGACGTGACGACCAGCAACGGTCTAGAAGTCCCCAAAGACACGCTGTTTGATCTTTACATACCTGCACAGGAAGAGCTTTGGGCAGTGTCAGGCCACGCTGACCAGACCGTCAGCATTCTGTATCAAGACGACTGATGCCAACAGCGCCCCAGTACATAAGAGCGAATGCACGCAGGGGCTTGCGGCTGCTTGAGTTCGCAGGCGATGGCCTACAGCCCGCCACGGTCACAGCTGCACGCAGAATGGCTGAAGGCACCGTGTCAGACGCAAAAGCACGCCTCATGGGGCCATGGTTTGCAAGGCACCGTGAAGACCTAAACAGCGACAGAGCACGGGCCTATTTGTCTGGCGAGACAGACCGCCCGCCCGCAGGCGTTGTGGCCTGGCTTTTATGGGGTGGCGACGTGTCAGGCGACGTAATGCGCGCTGCACGCTGGGCTGAACGTCAAAGCCGCCAAGATGACCGACAGCAGCAAAACAAACTGCTACATTTCTCCGAAACCAACGTTGCGCCGCCTTCTGCGCCGCTCACTAGCTATGAGCACCCAGCAGGCACCCGACAGAACCTAGATAGAAAGGCAAGCGCAATGTCGCTTATTAACAAGCTTGTTGAAGAGCGTGCGACGATCAGCGAAACAGTCGAGGGAATGCTCGACAGGGCTGTAGAAGAGTCGCGCGACCTTCTCGATACTGAGACTGAATCGTTGGAAGAGCTCAAGGAGCGGGCCGATCATCTCGATACCCGCATCGAAGAGCTCCGAAGCATTCAGCTCGCTAACGCAGAGGCTGCCCGTATGCGTGCAGAGGTCGCTGCTGACGACAACGAAACCCGCAGCGCTGCTGGCGTGGTCAAGGTCACTAACGAACCGCTGACCTACGCAGAAGAGCGAAACAACGTGTCCTTTTTCCAGGACATGTACCAGTCGACCTTCTACGGTGACCCTTCGGCCACGCAGCGTCTGACCCGTCACCGTGAAGAAATGGACGTTTTGCACCGTGACGGAAGTTCGGCCAATTTTAGCGGTTTGGTCGTTCCGCAGTACCTGACGCAGCTTGCGGCAGAGCTTGCCCGTGCCGGTCGGCCCACTGCTGACCAGTGCACGTCCCTTCCCCTGCCTGCCGACGGGCTCAGCATCGAAATTTCGAGGGTCACGACCGGAGCGTCTGCAGCCGTCCAGGCCGCTGAGAACGACGCTGTTTCCGAAACTGACGTCGACGACGATCTTTTGTCGGTCCCGGTTCGCACCATCGCCAGCGGCCAGCAGGTGTCACGTCAGGCCATCGAGCGTGGCACGGGCGTTGATGCTCTCATCGCTGCTGACATGATGGGCGCTGTTGCGACTGTCCTTGACGATCAGATCCTGAACGGTTCTGGTTCGTCTGGTCAGATGCTCGGCATTCGCAACGTGTCCGGCATCAACAGCGTGACCTACACCGATGCGTCGCCTGATGCGCCGTCGCTTTACAGCAAGATTGTTGACGGCATTCAGCAGGTCAACAGCAACCGCTATGCGGGCGCTGACCTCATCATCATGCACCCCCGTCGCCTTGCGTTCCTGCAGGCAGGCGTTGACGGCAGCAACCGTCCGCTGGTCGTTCCTACCCAGAACGTGCCGCAAAACGCCATGGGCGTTGGTCCAGTCGCAGGCTACGGCAACACGGGTGCCTCTATTGCGGGCCTGCCAGTCGTAACTGACGCATCTGTGACCACGGCGCAGGGTGCAGGCACGAACCAGGACGAAATCTACATCGTCCGGCGTAGTGACCTGCTGCTGTTCGAGGACGCAGGCGCACCCGCCATGGCCCGCATGGAGCAGACGGCAGGGTTGAACCTGACTCTTACCCTCGTGAGCTATCAGTACGCTGCCTTCACGGCAGGCCGTTACCCCGCCAGCATCGCCCGCATCGGCGGCACTGGCCTTGTCACTCCTACCTTCTGATAGGTAGCCGATCGCTGGGCGGGTCAGTACCAGTCCTGGCCCGCCCAGCACCCCTACCCAAAAGGGTCACGCAATGTCTGACGAACTGTGGCAGAAGCAAGCGCCTAGCCGCATCCAGAAGCCCGCAAAGGCCAAGGAAGCCAAGCCAGTCAAGAAAGCCGCCAAGAAAAAGAAGGCGTAGCCATGGCGTACACGACAGTGGCGCTAGTCAAGGACTACTTGTCTATTCCGTCGTCAGTATCGACAGAAGACGCAAGTATTACAGCGGCTATCAACGCTGCCAGCGATCAAATCAACGGCTATTGCAACACTGACTTCGAGAGCACGACCGAAGCACGTGTTTTCAGGGCTGACGATCCCAAAGTGCTGCTTGTTGACCCGTTCAACACGCTTACAGGTCTGATCGTCAAGACAGACAGTGACAATACGGGCGTCTATGACACGACCCTGACCATTACTACGGACTTTGTGCCGCACCCGTTCAACGCTGCTGACGCTCCCTACACGTCGCTGCTGAACGTCAGTGGCGACTGGCCACGCTACGACAGCGGCAGACCCGCTGTGCAGGTCACAGCTGCGTTTGGCGACCAGAACGCTAATGGCGTGCCGTATGCCGTGCAGCAAGCCGCCCTGATGCTCGCAGCACGCCTGTACCAGCGCCGCAGCAGCCCGCTAGGCGTAATGACCCAGTTTGCTGACTATGGCCTCGCACGTGTGTCTAGGGTCGATCCAGACGTCATGGCGCTGCTGGCGTCGTACCGTGTGCTGGCTACTGCCTGATGGCTGATTACGCAGCGATTCGAGAAGGGCTAAAGACACGCCTGGAAACGATCGACACGTTCCTAGTCGTGCACGCCACAGTGCCTGGTCGTGTCGTTGCGCCTGCAGCTGTCGTTGTGCCTGGTCGACCGTTGGCGGTCTATCACGATTCCATGGTGGGCAGTGGCGGCAGCTTGACGGTCTTTCAGTTCGAGATCGTGTGCTGCGTGCAATCTATGGCGGAAGAGTTCGCACAGGATTTGCTAGATGCTCTTATTAGCGGCACTGACAGTGTCCAGGCTGCGATTGAGGCTGACCCAACGCTAGGCGGCTCTGCTACCACGTGTCAGGTACGCCAGGCAGTTGATTATGGTACCGTTGAGTTCA